TTCTTAGCCTTCTTTGGCACAATAGCCATTGGCTTAATTTTTAACTGATATGAAAACACCTATTGAATTAGCAATCGAAGTGATTGCCGACCTACCGACTGAAGTGCTAAACGCTTCGAGTATAAAGCAAGTCGTTATCGGCTTACTCAAGCAAGCAGCGGTACACGAACGAGAGCATTTAACGCTTGCATTTATGGAGGGGCAATCAACACCCAAGGCATCCTTTGAGATGTGGTTTAATAAAAAGTATAAAAAGACTGAAAGGACAAACGATGACACCGAATGAAATAATTGAAAGGGTAGCTATCTACCGAGGGGTAAGCATCCAGCAAATGCTGGGCAAGTCAAGAAAGCAAGAGATAGTAAACGCACGACACGGAGCGCAGTATTTAGTAATGAAGCATTGCTCTAAACTAAAACAAGAAGCAATGGCGTTGCCTTTCAATCGTGACCGCACTACTCTATTACACGCAAGGGATGCGGTGAATGATTCGCTTGCTATTAACGATGGGCAGTTCCGATGGATTAATAATGTAGAACTTGGAAAAGGCTACGGAGATAAAGTCTTAGAGAAGCTATTTGCAGCCAAGGAGTGTATGGATAAAGGCTACACGGGAGAAGCCAAGAAGATAGTCAACGATGCTATTGAGTTACGGCAGTCTTTTTTGGATAGCTTGGAGGAGTTAAAATTGCAGCAACTAAACGCCAAGTAAATGAAATATCAGCACGTTCCTACTGGCGTACTTTATGACCAGCCTAATCATACAAACTACCACCCTAACGATTTTAAGCTGGTAGAGAAAGAACCACACTACAACCAGCAGCCGATTGAGGTGATTGATATGATGCTATCTATTTACGGGAAAGAAGCTGTGATACATTTCTGCTTGCTTAATTCTTTTAAATATAGAATGAGGGCAGGGCATAAAGACGATGCGGTCAGGGATATAGAGAAAGCTGTTTGGTACGAGAAAAAAGCTAAAGAGTTGGAAATCAAATAAAATAACTATATTAGCAGCCGTGAAAGCACGGCAAATCATAATGCAGCTGTATGATTCAGGAGAACTGATGAAGGCTTGCAAGTCAATAGGCAGCACTTACTCTGACGATTTATGTCAAGAGGTGCTGCTTTGTCTTTTTGAGAAACCCGAAGCCAAGATATTAGAAGCACACGACAAAGGGTATTTTCGGTTTTACGTTGTGAGAATTGTGATGAACTTTGCCAACTCTAAAAACTCCAGCTTTCACAAGAAGTACCGAAATCGTGATGAGGTTATTCCGATTAATCATTTAGGGCAAGTGGGCGAAATGCCAGTAGAATCGTATCTTGAATCTCACGGCATTGACTTAACCGCACCCGATTACGACTATCAAAAGGACTTGGAAACCCAAGAAAAGATTGACCGATTAGAGGTGGCTTATCTTAGACTTAACAACGAAAGTGAGTTTCCCTACGAACAAAAACTACTTGACTTACATTTAACCTTAAGGAACAAACGAGCGGTCAGCCGATTGACTGGCATTCCTTACCGCACGGTATGTCATAACTTAGACACAATCTATAAATCATTAAAGGATGCAGCACTTAATTATTAGCGCACTTGCTGGCTTGGCTGGCTATTCATTTGTTATGTTAGCAGGCTTCAAGCTAAAGGGTAAGCCTTTGAACTGCCAAGTATGTATGGCTTTTTGGTTTGGCTTGATTACCTCTTTATTAGTTGAGCCTTCTTTCTATGCACCAGCCGTTGGGTTTGGTGCGATGTGGTTTGCAGCAATGGCACAAAAAACTTTACTGAAATGAACCAAGACCAATATCTACAACTAAGGGCAGCACGACCTTACCTTGACCAATACCACGCTGTGGGTAGTGTATCTATACCGCACGATGTAGCACAAATGATGCAAAAGGTACATGGTGAACTTTACGGAGGTTCGTTTAATAATTGGTGCCAGGCTTGCGTAATCGAAGCGCTTACAAAATTGATGGTGGCTTTTGATAATTACGAAACTAAAAGCGCACCGGTAATTGTTTCACAAGAGGCTAAAGTCAAAGCAAATGTCCCCAAGCGAAGCAGCAAACGTAATACAAATCCTGACTAATACGCTGGAGGCTATCTGCGACACGGAGGTAGATAATGCGTATGAAGTAAAGCAGAAGTTAATCGATAAAATAAGCGAACTAATAGACAAGCTATGAGGTCAATGATACAAGGTCTTGGCAGACCACGAAAGTACGATAGTCCCGAAGATATAATGGATGCGTTTGCTGAATACGTTGGCTACTGCAAATCATTTGAGGTTGAGGTGGTAAGCAACAAGGGTGACATCGTAAAGGTCGGAAAGCCAAGAGTGCCAACCCTTGGAGGCTTTTGTAACTACGCTGGAATCGATTACGACACTTTGAACAACTACGAAAAGAAAGAAGGGTACGAGCATTTATTCGGAACAATAAAAAGTATTAAACAAAATATCCTTTCGGGCAAGCTGGATTCGCTTACAAATGGCGAGGGAAGCACCACGGGATTGATATTTGACTTAAAGGCTAACCACGGATTATTGGACAAAAACACTACCGATTTAAACATATCGCAGATAGCCGTGCAAGTAGTCCCAAGCCCATCACCATTGGCATCTAATGAGTCGGAGATAAAGGACTAATGTGTTTGAAGGCAGCGAGGTATTTAAGTCCAACTACTCGGCTACTGATAAGGTAGTAGTCAACCAAGGTGGATCATCTTCGGGTAAGACTTACTCTATCCTTCAGGTGCTATTCCTTCGGGCAATAGAACACCCTCGCAGCGTTACAACTATTGTGGGTGAAACTATCCCCAACCTTAAAAGCGGTGCGCTTAGAGATGCCCAAACAATTGTGGCGAATTCGCCAATATTAACAAAGCTGATAGCAAGCTACAACGCTACCGACCGAGTGTACACTTTATACAACGGTTCGGTATTAGAGTTTAAGAGTTACGAAACCAGTCAATCTGCAAAGTCAGGAAAGAGGCAGTTTCTATTCGTAAACGAAGCCAACGGCATAAGCTACGAGATATGGAACGAGTTGTACTTACGGACAACCATTCAGGCGTTTATTGACTACAACCCGAATAGTGAGTTTTGGGTACACGAAAAGCTAATCGGCAAAGAAGGCGTGAAGCTGTTTATTTCCGACCATCGGCATAACCCTTATGTTTTACCATCCATTAGGGAAAAGATTGAGGCACTTAAGGACATAGATTTAGAATTGTGGAAGGTGTACGCAAGAGGGCGTACCGGTCGCATCGAAGGTTTAGTGTTTAGGAATTGGGATGTGTGCGATTCGATTGACAAGGTTAGGTGCAAGCTGGTAGGGCTGGGAATGGACTGGGGTTTCACGCATGATCCGACTGCGCTCTGTGCTGTGTGGAAGGATGGTGACCATTTGTATATTGAGGAACTCTTATACGAACGAGGACTAACAAACCAAGATATCGGTGCAAGACTGAAGGATATGGCTATCGGCAGAACGATGGAGATAATAGCGGACAGCGCAGAGCCGAAGTCAATCGAAGAAGTGCATCGGATGGGCTTTAATATCCACGGGGCGAATAAGGGCAAGGATTCAATTCAAAACTCCATTGATATTTTGAAGAGATACAAGCTGCACGTTTTACGAGGTTCGGTCAATTTGATAAAGGAACTGAATAGCTACAAGTGGAAGCAAGACAAGAACGGCAACCCTTTAAACGAGCCAGTAGATTTCCAAAACCACGCAATTGATGCGCTTAGATATGTGGCACTCAATAAATTAAAAGTGGCTAATTCGGGAAAATATTTTATATTGCAGGCGTAAAACGACAACGAGATGCTAATATTTGACAATCGATTTGCATTAGGCTGCCTTTATTTGGTTCTTTCTATTTTTTGTTCATTAAATTATTTGAGCAACATAATTGAGGGTAAGTTAGTTTGGCTGTCCGTGTTTCTTTTAATTGCTTGTTTGGCTTGGGTTGCCTATGCTTTTTTTTTAATAGTAAACGCTATAAACGACAACGAATGAAAGCGCAGACCTTTATTTTCGTACACGACCAATACATAGTG